GCCGAACCTGCTGCTTTAGGTCTTTGGCAGACAGGCAACGCACAATCATCCAAGCAAGTGCGCCGCCGACGGTGGCTGCATATGGGCTGCCCATACGCAGGATCACCGACGGCCGCGGCAGACCGCATAGATCGTAAGCGCGTAGGGCCGCGGCGGTAGCTGCGTCGAAATCCGCTGGTTCCGTTGACAGCCCTATGTCGATCCAACGTTGCGCGAACGCAGGCATTTGCTCTGCCTGCGCGGCGGTTATCTTCGTAATCTTGGCTGCCATGGCGATCAGTCCGCGACGCGCTGCAATTCACGCGGTGAATATTCGACTTGCTGCGGGAGTTTGTAGACCCCGGGCAATAGTGTGATGGGCGCGTGCTCTTCGTGCGTGAGCGCGGTTGTCTCCATGACCTGAAGGAATCGCTCGGCCCCAGCTGACCATACGCGCACTTTGGCCGACTCTTTGATGCGGTGCGCATGGCCAGTGATTTCGCCATAGGCAAGGATCACGTCGCCTGTTGTCGTGATGGCCGTTGCGGCCTCGGGTAGCGTCGCCGGGACCAAAAGAACGTCACCTTGTCGCTGTTGCGTTTGCATCATTGTCTCCTGTTATACAACCTTGTGCTGGTCAATGGGCTCCCACCGTGCCCGCATCCGCTCGATCGCGGCGGCGGGCACGTTGTGGATGCTGCCGTAGTCGCCGGCCGCTTCGATGAGAATGAGGACAAGGGTGGATGTCATGCTTCAGCCCTCCATGTATGCGCTCGCTCGATCTGCCGCCCGATCCACGCAATGACCGGCACGGCCATACTGTTACCGAGCGCTCGGTATCGCGGGCCGTCAGCCGCAGGCTTCCCGCGATGTGCGACCGCAGTCCAGCCGTCCGGGAACCCCTGCAACCGCTCGCATTCGGTCGGGGTCAATCGCCGGACCTCGAGCCCCGACTGAACGCCGATCGTCTGCCCGTCGGTATCCAAAGGACCGGCTATCTCGCCGTACTGGATCACGTCCGAATGACGCGCGTCGAAGGCGACCGTCACCAGGTTCGCGCACTCGTCGCCCGCCGGCCCGCTCGTGCCCTTCGCCCACTTAGCCGACATGGCCTGCGGAACAATCTCTGGGATCAGTCCTCCGTCGCATTCGAGGTCGGTTCCGAGCCCGCCACCAGTGCGCGCCACAACGCAACCGGCAATACCTTCTGCCGTCGCTCGGTGCGGCGGATGATCCCCGCGCAGGCTCTCGGGCTCAAGTAGTACCGGCGGTCTACTGGTCCAGTCTCCAGCGTCGACGACAACGAACACGCGACGCCGCCGCTGCGCCACTCCGAACCATTGCGCGTCAAGCACACTCCACTCGACGCATCCCGATGGACCCACCGCCACTCCTTCTGATCCCCAGCCGTCTGCCGGGACAGGAAACTCGCATCCTGCCAGCGCGCCAACCACCGCAGCAAAGTCTCGGCCGGCGTTGCTGCTGAACACGCCTGGGACGTTCTCCCAAACAAGCCACCGGGCTCCGCAAACAGATCGTGCGTCATGCCAAATCCTCGCTTGCTCATTAAACAACCCTGACCGATCTCCGGCGAGCCCGGCGCGCTTGCCCGCCACGCTCAGGTCTTGGCGCGGTGAGCCGCCGATCACCACGTCGATCGGACCCAGCGCGGCTAGCTTCGCGCGCGTGATGCCGCGCACGTCGCCGAGATTCGGGACGCCCGGAAAGTGATGCGCGAGCAGCGAGCACGGAAACGGCTCGATCTCCGCGAATGCTACGGGCGTCCAACCCATAGGTTCCCACGCGCACGACGCCGCCTCAATCCCGGCAAACAGGGACAGGTAACGCACTCAATACCTCCCGCCCCTGATGACCCGCGCGCCCGACCGATCGACGTGGGCGGTATCGACCGGCTTGCCGAACACGTCGGCGAACGCATTGGCGATCCGCAGCGTGCGCGTGGTCTTGGCGCTTCCGTTGAGCGCGCCTGCGAGGCGATTTGCCTGCGCCTGTCCCGTGGCGCGCTCGCGCCCGCGCTGCCGCGCCGACTCCGCGTGCAGGCAGCCGCACGATCGCGTGTCGCCGCTGGTGAGCGATCGTCGCGGCACGACCGCACGCCTGCCGCAGTCGCACAGACAGCGCCAACGTGCTCCGCCGGACCCGTCCGACATTACCCGTTCTTCGCACACCAGCCGCCCGAACCGTTGCCCGGTCATGTCGGTAGCGCGCGCCTTGTGGTTCCAGCGGCCGGTGTCCTTGACTGACGCCACTATTTGCCTCCGGTAGTGAGCGTTTCCCATAGCGCCTCCACTTCCGCGAGGAAGCGTTCGGCTGCCGCCTCGATCTCCGCGATCTCGTCGGCCGTCGGCGTGAACCGCCGCACGAACAGGCGATGCGCCGGGTTCTTGACGCGCGGATCGAACGCGACGAATTCGCACCAGCGGCGACCAGTACACGCCAGTTGCGCGAGCATTTGCGGCTTGTGCATCGCTGGTACGACGCCCGACATGCGCCATTCAACGAACGTCGCGGTTTGCGGACACTTGATCTCGATCAGCCCGTCGGCGTCGATCAGCCCGTCCGGCGTCGCGCCGAACAGGTCGATGCGCGGGTGGTCGTAGAATCCGGCATCCGCGACGAGCGAGCCGGTGTCTGCCTCGTAAGCCGCGCGCGCCTCTGCCTCGCGCTCGATGCCCCATTGCATTGCATCGGTCACGTAGTGCCGCACGCTGTCGCCGGTCAACCGCTCGGCGAGGATTTCGTGCATAAGCTTCACGCGCGCCGCGCCGGGCGTCCCATCCTTGCGGAAGTCGAGCGCGGCGCCCATGCGCGAGGCCGTCAGTTTGCCAGCGCGGGCCGACAGCCACGCCGCGAGCGCGTCGCCTTCAAGCCCCCCCGGCCTTCGCCGCTGCGGCCTTGAGCGACGCGAGTTCGTCGGCAAGGCCGCGCCGGTCGGCAGGCGACAGCGCGCCCCATGCCGCCTTGAGCGCCTCCGTCCCGTTGGTCGCCGCGTCGCGCAAGTCTTGCAGGCGCTCCGCGAGTTCTTCGGCGCGGTCGTCGTCCGCGGCCGGCGCCGTCGCCTCTCCGCGTGGAACGTCCTCGCCAGCGTAGATGTACAAGCCGATGCCATGCAGCGCGATAGCCTTGACTAGGCACCGCTGCATCGCGGTATTGACCGCGAAGGCGTCCGGGTTGGCGATCGCCTTGTTGCGGTGGTCCATCACCGGTAGTTGCATCGTGCGGGCGGTCCCGAAGGCGGTCACGGTACACGACACCATCATGGTGTCGCCGTAGCGCGTCTCTGGGCCGTAGCACCATGCCGCCGACGGATCGGCGCGCAGCAACTGATCGACGGCCCACGCCCACGACAGGTATGACAGGCCGTTCTTCTGCTCAATGTACGGCCCGCAGTCGATCGCGGCGAGCCGCGCGAAGTTGGATTGCTCACTCACGGTTTGCGTCCTCCGCCATTTCGTTGATGGCGTCGTCGTTCTCTTGCTCGCGGCACCACTCCTCGTACTCGGTAGCCCACGACCCCTGCTGCCCGTCGTCCCGGTCGTCGTAGTCGATCACTTGCCACCTCCGTTCGGTTGCACGATCCACCCCGCACGCGGTGCGTCGGGGTCCATGAGCCAGCGCGACGCCCGCCCGCGCCGGAGCCACTCGACGGAGGCGACGTATGCCGCACGGTTAGCCTCGGTGGAGTAAGCCCACTCCGGGCGCATCGCGAACCGTCGGGGCGCCGCTTTGGCGGGCACGGCGGCGAGTTTGCGGCGCGAGGCCGCGCCGATGCTCATGCGGTCTCCCGCTGTACGGCGTTCGCGGCGGCGAGCGCGTCGATCATGGCCAACGCGGCAATGATCTTCGCGACGCGAGGCGAGTCGGTCATATCGAAGCGTTCTGCGCCAACATCGACCGGCTCCACGTAAGTTCGAATGATGGCCAGCGCGTCGTGCAACGCAGCCATTGCCGCGTCTACCTCACGGTTGTTCATACGATCACTCCGAAAGCGATTGCTGCGATGATGGCGACGCAGAGCGCGACGATGACGCGCTCGGCGATGGCTTCGTGGCTAGGCATGTCAGTCCTCCTCGATAGAGTCGGCGAGTTCGCCCATGAGCGTGGCATCGTTTGCGCGATGGGCGATGTAGGCTTCCCGGATCGCCGCCTTGGCGTTCTCGATCCGGGACTGGTGGTCGGCGGCAATCTCGTCGTCCGACGGGCGATCGAGCGGCGACACCCGCGACCAGTAGTCGCCGATGCGGCCCATGACCGCGCAGGCCAGCTCGTGCGCCCACGGCCCGCCGTCGTCGGCGAGCCATTCGGTGAAGTAGGCGTCGAGGCGGTCGATCTCATCCTCGCAGCGCTCTTCGAGCGCCGCTTGGAGTTCGTTCGGGTCCGGGTCGTCCCACTCCGGCGCGCGCAGGGCGGCCGCTTCGGCGCGGGCGAAGTTGGAATCGCGGTAGGTCATCTGTCGCTCCTGCGGCCCGTCGGGTTGGCCGATGGGTAGATATTGCGCGCGTTCGCGTAATCAGTCAACGACCGTTCGTCGGCTGGCCAAATGCGAAACGTTCTCGTTTCCCTGCGCCGCGCGTCGCCGGCGCTTGCATTTGCCGCGAACCTGTAGACAATACTCCCATGGACGCACTAGACCTACTGCGCGCCGACGCGCGCAAGGC